GTTCGGCGGCAGGGGAGACCAGTATGTCCTGCCGGGCGCCGAGAAGATCAGCGATGCCGAACTGGCGCAGCGGCGCGCGGATGCCCCGCTGCAGCCCAAGAAGCCGCAGAAGCCGGCCGAACTATTCTCGAACGACGATGCAAGCCAGCTAGGGCTTGGTCTGGAGCCGAAAGATGGACGCCGAGACGTTCGCCAGGGAGCACAAGGAGTATCTCCAAAACAACCGGCCGGACGTGCTCAAGGGCTTTCAGCGCGAAGGCGACCTGAGCAGGTATCTCTCTTCGATTGGGGAGCAGGCCGAAAGCCGGATGATCGACCTGCACGGCCAGATGAACAAGCAGGCGGGGGTGAACGACCTGCCGTACCTGCAGAAGGTGGCCGCGTTACAAAACCACCATCAATCGGCGCTCGAAATCGTCCGCGACGAAATCATCCTGCAGCCGCGGGACTAGCCGAGGCGATCAAGAAGATCGAGGAGCGTTCGCGCCTCAACTATCGCATCACCGATTCCGATCGCATCGGCGAAGGCGGACCCAAGCAGAAGGTCCGCGACAATATCGAAGCCGTTCGCGTCCTGCGCCAGATCGAGGAAGAAGGCCGCGGCCCGACTCCCGAGGAAAAGGCGAAGCTCGTCAAGTATGTCGGCTGGGGCGCGTTCGCGCAGGATGTGTTCGCACCCCACAAGCAGGATTGGAAGAAGGAACGCGATGCGCTCCGCTCGCTCCTGACCGACGCCGAATACGATTCCGCCAAAGCCTCGACCCTGAATGCCCACTACACGTCGCCGGAAGTCATCCGCGGCATGTGGGACGTGATGGATCATTTCGGGTTTTCGGGTGGCCTTGCGCTCGAGCCGTCGGCCGGCATCGGCCATTTCATCGGTCTCACCCCCGACCACGTCGCGCCCAAGACGGCATGGACGGCGGTTGAACTCGACGCCATCACCGGACGCATCGCCGCCGCGCTCTATGGCGGCTCCGAGGTTCACGTCGAAGGCTATCAGGATCTCAAGCGACCGTCGAATTACTACGACCTCGTCATCTCCAACGTGCCGTTTGGCGACTACAACATCACCGAAAAGCCCTACGGCCGCTATCCCATTCACGACTTCTTCTTCGTCAAGTCGCTGGACAAGGTGCGCCCGGGCGGCATCGTCGCGTTCATCACGTCCCGCTACACTATGGACCGCATGGATCCCGCGACGCGGCGCGAATTCGCGAAGCAGGCTGACCTCGTCGGCGCCATCCGTCTCCCGGGCGGCCGCAAGGGCGCGTTCGCCGGCAATGCCGGAACCGAAGTGACGACCGACATCATTTTCCTGCGCAAGAAGGTGCCGGACGAAAAGCCTTATCCGCAGAAGCCATGGCTAGAGACCAAGGAGATCAAGACACCGGACGGCCCGGTCAAGATCAACGAGTATTTCGCCGCCAATCCACAAATGATGATGGGCGAAATGCGGCTGACCGGATCGATGTATTCGGACAAGGAGCCGGTGCTGGTCGGGACCGCGGAGGGATTGCGAGAGCGCATTGCTCAGGCCGCGCGCGACAACATGGAGGCCGGAGCATTCCTGCCGCGCGGCGTGCCGGAGCCGGTCAATATCGATAGTTCGGACGTCGATCCGACGCTGAAAGAAGGCGCGCTGTTCGTGAAGAACGGCAAGGTCTACCAGCGCCAGAATGGCGTTGGCGTCGAGCAGAAGCTTTCCCCCGACGACGTCGACCGCGTCAAGCGGCTGTCCGAGATGCGGGGCACGGTGAACGACTTGCTCGCGGCGCAGCTGGGCGCGAGCGACAAGGGCACGCCGGCGGACCTGCGCCGTTCGCTTGCCAAAACCTACGAGGCTTTCGTCAAGAAGTGGGGCCCGATCAATCTCGAGGAGCGGACGGTCACGTCCCGCGTCAACAAGGAAGGCGAAAACGTCGTCATTGTCCGCACGCCGAACCTGACCCCGTTCAAGGGCGATCCGGATGCATGGAAGGTCTCGGCGATCGAGAAATACGATCCAGAGACGGGCAAGGCGACGCCAGCCGCGATCCAGACCAAGAACGTGATCGAGGCACCGACCGAGCGCCAGATCAACGGGCCGGCCGATGCGCTGGCTGCGTCGCTAGACAAGCATGGTGCTGTGGACGTCTACGACATCGCGGACATGCTGGGCACGTCGGTCGAGGATGCCGTCAAGAGCCTGGGCGATACGGTGTTCGTCGATCCGGACGGCCGCCAGTATGTGACCGCCGATCAGTACCTTTCCGGCAATGTCGTGAAAAAGCTGGAAGAGGCGCGCGCGCTTGCGCAGGATGACGCCTCGTTCCAGCGCAACGTGGACGCCTTGGAGAAGGTGCAGCCCGTTCCGCTGGAGCCGTCCGACATCACCGCGCAATTCGGTGCCCCGTGGGTGCCGGAGCACGTCTATAACGATTTCATCAAGGATGTGCTGGGTGGTAGCGGGGAGGTCAAGAAGGTCCCGCTGACGGGCGAATGGCGCGTCACGATCAACGCAGCATCCCGAGATGCTCGCGCGAAGTATGCGACCGATCGCGTGCCGATCGACAAGATATTCAAGGCCGCGATCAACAACCAGCAGATTACGGTGTGGGATCAGGTCGCGGACGACAAGCGGGAGGTCAACCAGAAAGAAACCGAAGCGGCCCGGATCAAGACCGAGGCGATGAAAGAAGCCTTCGCGGGCGATCCGAACCTCGGGATTGACGGATGGGTGTGGCAGGACGGGGCCCGCGCCGCCGAGCTCGCCGCCATCTACAACCGGACCTACAACAATCTCGTCCCCACCAATTTCGACGGCTCGCACCAGACGCTGCCCGGCCTCAACCGCATGTTCGCCGATCGCAAGCACCGGCTGGATGCTATCTGGCGCATGGTCACGAAGGGCAACACGCTGCTCGCCCATGTGGTCGGTTCCGGCAAGACCGTTACCATGATCGCCGGCGGCATGGAGATGAAGCGGCTGGGCCTGATCAACAAGCCCGCCTATGTGGTGCCGAACCACATGCTCGAGCAGTTCGCGCGGGAATTCATCGAAGCCTACCCGAATGCCAAGATCATCGTCGCCGAAAAGGACGAGATGACGCGGGACAACCGCAAGGACTTCTTGGCCAAGGTGGCGGCAAACGACTGGGACGGCGTCGTTATCACGCATGACGCCTTCGGCCGCATCAACATGGCGAAGGAATTCCGCCAGCAATTCATCCGCGACCAGATCGCCGAACTTGAGCGGGTGAAGACCGCGGAGGCGAAGGAGGCGGGCAAGGACTCGCCCACGGTCAAGGCGCTGGAAAAGGCCAAGAAGCGGCTGCAGGACAAACTGCAGAAGCTTTTGAACGAGGATCGCAAGGACGAGGGCACGTCGTTTGAGGAGAGCGGCGTCGACTTCCTGTTCGTCGACGAGGCGCACAAGTTCAAGAACCTCGCATTCGTGACGCGGCTGCAGCGGGTGAAGGGGCTTGCGCAGGGCGAGAGCCAGCGCGCCGAGGACCTGTCCCTGAAAATCCGCTACCTCGACCAGAAGCGCCCCGGCCGCTCGGCGGTTTTCGCAACCGGCACGCCGGTATCGAACACGATGGCCGAACTCTGGACCATGCAACGCTACCTGCAATACGACAAACTGCGGGAGGCCGATCTTGACACGTTTGATGCATGGGCATCGACCTTCGGCAAGGTCGTCAACAACATGGAATTGTCGGCGGACGGCCGCACCCTGAAAGAGGTTTCATCCTTCTCCCGCTTTGTGAACGTGCCGGAACTGGTCTCGCTCTATTCCGAGATTGCCGACACCAAGACCGCGGACATGCTCAACCTGCCGCGGCCGCAGGTGGTGGCGCCGGACGGCAAGCCCGGCATCGAGATTGTGAAGGTCTCGCCATCGGAAGCCGAAGAGCGCTACATTGAAGGCCTGGTGAAACTGGCCGAGGAATTGAAGGGCAAGCGGCCGGAGCCCGGCAAGCCCAATATGCTGAGCGTGGTCGGGCTGGGCCGCAAGGTCGCGACCGATGCGCGCCTTGTCGGTCTGCCCGTCAATGAGGGCGGCAAGATCGCCACGGCCGCGCGCAACATCTTCCAAATCTGGAAGGATGGCAAAGAGCCCGGCACCGTGCAGATGGTGTTCCTCGACATGGGCGTGCCGCAGACCAAGGCGAAGCCGAAAAAGGCGGACCCGGATGGCGACGTCACGATCACGGACACTCCGGACCCGATCTTCGCGAAATACAACGTCGATCTCTATGCTGACCTGAAAGCGCGCCTTGTCGCCATGGGCGTGCCGGCCAAGCAAATTGCCACGATCCACGAGGCGACCGACGACCAGAAGAAGGCCAAGCTGTTCTCGCGCGTGCGATCGGGCGATGTTCGCGTGATCATCGGCTCGTCGGAGAAGATGGGCGTCGGGACCAATGTGCAGGACCGGCTCATTGCGATGCACCATTTGGACGCGCCGTGGAAGCCCGCGGAAGTGGAGCAGCGCGACGGCCGCATCGTGCGCCAGGGCAACAAAAATCCGAACGTCCGCATCCTTCGCTATGTGACCGAGCGTTCGTTCGACGCATTCATGTGGCAGAAGCTGGACACAAAATCGAAATTCATCGGGCAGGTGCTGTCCGGTGCAAAAGGNNAGATGAAGGCCGCGGCGTCTGGCGACCCGCGCATCATGGAGTTGGCCGAACTCGACCGGAAGGTCCGGCAACTGGCGGCGCAGAAGCGTGTGTTCGACGCATCCAAGGCCCGCGCGGTGTCCGAACTCGCCATGACCAAGGGCCGCGTCAAGCAGTATGAGGATGCGCTGCCGGCGGCCGAGATGGACGCGGCGAAGGTCGAAGATCTGTCGGGAGACAAGTTCAAGGTCACGATCCAGGGCAAGGAATACGACGACCGCCGCGAGGCCGGAAAGGTCATTCTCGATGCATTGCTCGCGCGCGATGCCCGTTCCTATTATGCGCCGAAGCGGATCGACATCGGCACGGAAATGTCGGGCTTCCCGCTCGAAGTTGTGGCGCATGGCCGTTATGGGGACGGCGCGGCCTATCTGGCCGTGACGCCCGTGGTGCAGGCCAGCAAGAATTACAGCGGCTTGTCGGACATAACGATCAACGACCAGACAGATCCAGCCGGCCTCATGCTCAGGCTTGGCAATCTCCTCAAGAGCATCGCTCTGGAGCCGGACCGGATCGAGCGCGTGCTGAAAGAAGAGCGCGCAAACGTCCCGCGGCTGGAGAAGGTCGCGGGCGAAACCTGGCCGAAGGATGCCGAACTGCAGCGCGCGCGCGCCGATCTGGACGCGCTGACCAAGGAATTGACCGGGGCGAAGGAGGAGAAGCCTGCGGAGGCGGCTCCTGCAACTGACGCGGTGGATACTGAAGGCTGGACGGCAGAGTCCCTCGTGGGACCGGATGCCGGGTTCACGCATTGGCAGATTAGGGACGCCGCCGGGAACCCAGTCACGAAAATCGTCGGTGGCACCGCAGAGTCCGCAATCCGAAAGGCAGCGGAGAAACCCGAGGCGCTGTTCGACATCTCGCGCGACCTGACACGGCTCGCCCAGAAGGACCGCGGGGAGATCGAGCGCCGCATTACCGCAATCGCCCGGCAGGTCATGGGGGCGCATGTGAGGGTGGCGTTTCAGGACGCGATTCCGCTGCCGGACGATGCTGTCGAAGCGTGGGGCGCGAAGGCCAAGGGCCTCTATACCGCCGCAGGACGGTATATCCCGGCGCATCGGCTGATCGACATCGCCATGGCTGACCCGATGTACCGGGATCAGGTCAGCACCGCCTATCACGAGCTTTTCCACGGCGCGGAAAACCTGCTGCTGCGTGACGCGGAAATGGCCGTGCTCAAGGCAGAGGACGCGGAGTTGCGGCAGATCGCGGCCGACTATACCGGGATGAGCCGTGCGGAAGCGGCTGAACTCGCGGGCTTCGAGGTCCGCGCGATCGCGGCGCAGGCCTATGCGGACATGCGCAACCAGCCGCGCTCGGTCGATCTCCTGTCCGGAGCGGCCCGCAAGGTGCTGGAAAAGCTGCGCCAGATGTTCAAGCGCATCCGCAACGTCATGCGCGGGCTGGGCTACCAGACGTCGCAGGACATCTTCTCGGACTTCTATGAAGGCCGCATGGCGGCGCGGGCTGCGAAGGAACGGCCGTTCGTGCGGGAAGCGGCGTCCGTCGTGCCCGGCGGTGGCACACCCACCCCGCAGCAGCGCCGCTCCGTCATGGAGCGCATGGACATGCGCCCGCTGGACCGGGCATTGCGGGTGCCCTTCGACGTGTTCGGCGGCACCAACCAGAAGGGCGAGTGGGACCCGGGCCTGCGCCTCTCCGAGAAGGCGGCGAAGATCATCAAGGACGCCAAGTTCTCGGGTGGCGGCAAATTCCACTGGCTCAATCCCACGCTGGAACGCGCGCGTGCCGGACTGATTGACCGATACGGTCTCGACCCCGCCTATGTCGAGCGGGAGCGCCAGCGGGCGCTGGACGAGCGCCGCATCATGGGCGTGGTCCCCGAAGTGATGCAGACATTGAAGGAGAACGACGTCGGGTCCGCCGAAGCGATCGTTTTGCAGAAGATCCTGACTGGCGAGCAAATCTCCGACGCCAACCTCGAAGCGCTCGCCGCGCCGATCCGGCAGGCCATTGATGTATTCGGGCAGGAGGCGGTCGACCTCGGCCTCCTCTCTCAGGAATCCTTCGACCGCAACAAGGGCGCCTATCTGCATCGCGTCTACCGCAAGCACGAGACCGACCAGAACCCGCTGGTGAAGTGGGTCTCCCAGATGGCGTCGACCCGCCGCAAGAAGATCATCGGCAACCAGTTCAAGGGCCGGGGCCTCTGGAAGGAAGTCGCAGCGAGCACGGTCAACCAGGCACCGAAGGGCTCCAAGGTCTCGATCGGCGGCACGCAATGGGAAGTCCGCGGCTACAAGGGTAAGAAGGCCGTGCTCTGGCGCGACTATACGCCGGCAGAGCGCGAGCGCATGGGCGAAATCCTCGACGCCCGCTACACCATCGCCAAGACCTATATGGTCATGGCGCACGATCTGGCGACCGGCCGCTTCTACAAGGACATCGCGGACAATCCGGAATGGTCGTCGGATCAGGAGCCAGCGTCCGGCGCGTGGAAGAATGCTGCGGAATACGGCCGGCACTGGGCCGACCCCGACATCGAATGGGTCAAGGTCCCCGACACCAAGATCGCGTCCAGCAACACGCCCCGCTATGGAGCGCTTGCCGGCCGGTTCGTGCGCGCTGAAATCTGGCGCGACATAAACGAACTTGAGCAGATGCAGAGCCCGACATGGTGGAACACCATCCTCACGCAATGGAAGCTCAACAAGACCGCGCGCTCCCCCGTCACGCACATGAACAACGTCATGTCCAACGCCGTGTTGATGGACATGGCGGACGTGCGCGCTCGCGATCTCTACCGCGGCATCCGCTCGATGGTGAAGCAGGACGCGCTCTACAAGGAGGCGGTGGACAACGGCGCCTTCGGCGGCGACATGATCAGCCAGGAAATCCGGGACAACGTACTCCGGCCGATCCTCGAGGAGATCGAGAACCAGGCGCAGGCCAAGTCCCCGGTCGGCATGGTAGAGAAGGTCATGGCCGGGCTGTTCTCCAAGGGCGCGCTGGTGGGCGCTGCCTATGGTGCTGCTGGCGGTGCGTTGGTCGGCGGGCCGGTCGGTGCGGTGGCCGGTGCGGGCGTCGGGGCCGTGGCCGGCGCGGCCGCGCGCAAGCCGATCGACAAGTTCGACGAGAAGATGCTGCAGGCCTACCGGCTCGAGGATGAAGTCTTCCGCATGGCGACCTATACGCGCCGGATCGACCAAGGCCTGACGCCGCGGGAGGCCGCGATTGAGGCCAACGAACAATTCCTCGACTATGACATCCGGGCGCCGTGGGTGAATGCGGCGCGGCGCACGGTGCTGCCGTTCATCGCCTATACCTACCGCGCGACCCCGCTGGTCGCGAAGATGGTCATGACGCGGCCGTGGAAACTGGCGAAGTATGCGACCGTGGCATTCGTCCTCAATGCGCTGGGCTATGCTCTCTTCCCCGGCGATGAGGACGACGAGCGCCGCACGCTGCGGGAGGAAGAGCAGGGGCGGACGTGGATCGGCGCCCCGCGCATGATCCGCACGCCGTTCGGGGATGCCAACGGCAACCCGCTGTTCCTCGACGTGCGCCGCTGGATCCCGTCCGGCGACATCTTCGACATGAACCAGGGGCAGGGCGCCGTGCCGGTCCCGGCGCCGCTGCAATTCGGCGGACCAATCATGCTCGGCGCGGAACTGGCCCTGAACAAGCAGGCCTTCACCGGCCGCCCGATCGTCAACACCAAGACCGACGATATTTGGGATCGAGCCGGCAAGGTCGGGGATTGGGCGTGGAAGGCATGGATGCCGGGCGCTGCGTGGATCCCCGGCTCGTGGTACTGGGAGAAAACAGGGGATGCCCTTGCCGGCGCACGCGATCGCTCCGGCCGCGCCTATAGCCTCCCCCTCGCGCTGTCGAGCTCGGTCGGCGTCAAGCTCAAGCCGCACGAGATTGCCGAAGGCAAGCGCCAGATCCAACTGGAATTCGACCGCGTGAACCGGGAACTGAGCTTTGAGCGCTCCCGTCTCGCACGGGACCGATCGCAGGGCAAGATTTCGGATGACCGCTACAAGAGCGATCTCGCAGCCCTCGACCGCAAACGCAAGCATTACAACGAGGAACGCCGCAAGCGGCTGACCGGCGAGGACCTAGCACCGTAGCGGCCTGCCATCGCGATAGAGCAGCGGCGGCAATTCATCGTCGAACCCGGCCTTGTAGGCCGCGCAGTAATATGCCTGAAAGGTGCATTGATCGCGGTCGCAGTCGTCGCGCTTTTCGAGCAGTTCGCGGCATCGAACGGTCGCGAGCGGTTCGGAAAGGCACTTGTCCTCAATCTGCCGGATGGCGGTAGCGGCCGCGTCGCTGTAGGGCGGCGCACCCTGCAGGACCCGCTTCGCAAGCCCGTAAAGCATCGGCGCGCTCAATAGGGCGGCGACGACCAGAATCGCTCGAAGGAATGCCATTTGCACCCGTAGTCCTAATCGGGGTGCCTCGTAACGTCTTTTTCCCGCGTCCCGCGTCCCCCGTCAACAACATCCCGGTGACTGATGAAACTGCGCCTTATCGCGGTCGCGCTCTTACTGTGCGCGGCTTCTCCCGCCTTTGCGTTCTTCCAGGGGCCATGGAATGTGAATGCCCAGCCGGGCACCCTGAAAGGCTATGCGAAGGCGTCCGCGTCCCGCTCCTGCCTGACGGCGGACACCCGCGCCGTTCTCAGCCGGCTCGAGGCCCGCGTCGGCAAGGTGCAGATCGTTTCGACCTGCCGGCCTGGCGCGACGATTGCTGGGACCGGGCGCCAGTCTGCGCACGCGATCGGCCGCGCGGTCGATTTCAACACCCGCAACAAGGGCGCGGCGATCTCGTTCCTGCGCTCGCAGGGCGTGTTCGTGATGACCTATTGCGGCATGTCCCATGTCCACTTCAACACCGGGCAGAGCGGGGCGTCGTTCTGCGGCAAGGGCTATGTCTCGGCGCGCAAGCGGGCGCGGCGCCGATGATCGCCGCCATCTTCGCCACGACCATGCTGGCCTCGTTCTACTGGCAGGGCACGCAGACTGCGAGCGGCGAGCGGTTCGACCCTGACGGCATGACTGCGGCGCATCGCACACTGCCGTTCGGGACGCGATTGCGCGTCTGCTATCGCGGCTGCGTGGTGGTCCGGATTTCAGATCGTGGCCCATTCATTCGTGGCCGTGATCTTGATCTCTCAATAGGTGCTGCCCGCGCGATAGGCATGACCGGAGCCGGTGTCGCCCGCGTCAATGTAAGCATCGTCAACTAAACCAGAGAAATTGTCATGAAAGATTATGAGCGCGGCCTGACGGCCGAACGCCTACGCGCGCTGTTGCATTACTGCCCGGAAACGGGATCGTTCAATTGGAAAGTCTATGGTGGGTCTCGGAGGCCGATTGGGAGCGCAGCCGGCGAATTGAAGTCTTCAGGCTACATCCTGATTGGAATCGATGGGCAACGGTATCGTGCCCATCGGCTTGCATGGCTCTACATGATTGGCGAGTGGCCACGATTTCAAATCGACCATCGAGATAACGTCCGCTCGAATAACAGGTGGCTGAACCTGCGTCCGGCTGACAACGCTGAAAATCAAGCCAATTCTAAACGTCCAAAAAACAATACGTCT